GTAGCTTCCCCTGTTTTGTTTGACAGTGAGTATTGATACCTTGGGTTTGACTTGCACCAATCCCTGTAGGCTTCGAATAGCTCCCACATCTTCTCAGGGGTCTCTATGTATTTAGGCTTGGGCATCAGCCTTTGGTTTACGTTTCTTTTTAGGCTTAGGAGCGTTCTCTGGTATTGGTGGGTCTACAGCCTTATACTCTATCACAACTACCTCAGGTGCAGTCGTAGTGACTACCTCCTCAAAGATATGCTTAAGTCCTGTTGTGATATAATACTCTACTTTGCTCATGTCAAGGCTGGCAATAGATACTGCCTTTGTTCCTGTGTGCTTATTGTAGACCTTGATAGTCTTACCAATAAATTCGTCTTTAATTTTGTAGTTCATTTTGTTGTATTATTATGAATATTAGATAAGCAGCTAATGTAGCTCCTGAGAATTTATACAGCAGATACATATTCTCATTGAACAGTGCGAGCACCACACCCCATGCGAGGATGTAAGTGATTAGTCCTATGATGTCAACACTCTTCATACCTATATTGTATTTGTTTTATATTTTGTTTTATTTCTCGTATCAGAAAGTAGGCCGATGTACTGTTGATGTCAAAGTACTGAGCCAGTGCAGTCTGAGTTGAGTGACCTTTGTCATAGTATGCTTCAAATATAATCCTTTTTATCCTATCGTCCAAGTTGTTCCTGTATATCTCGACCATTGCCTTCTTAAAGTTGTGGTCATTCTCAAGTCTTATCTTGTGTTCTATCTCTGTTGGGTCATCAATGCAATCTGTTAGGTACTCCTGTGATCTGTAGATGTCATCTTTCTTAGTCCTGGAGCCTTGAGTCCATATCAACTCATACTTGATCGTATTGAGTAGGTAGCTCTTAGCCTTGTCTTGAGTCATATCTGGTATGTTGACCTTCACACAGTGTAGGTAAGCATTGTTGATGACGGCATCTGCATCTATTGAGCTTGGTATATTGAGTCGCTTGAGAAAGTGCTTAGTGTATTTGAGCACCTCTTCATAGTTGCGGCTGATATATTGGTCAAGTATTAGCTTCATACCATGTAAGGAAGTCTTTATACCACACCTTCCTACGTACACCAGAGCAGAAACACTCCTTGTCACGTATACCTGTTGCCTTCTGTTTGACAGCTCTGAGTTGAACCAGTGAGCTCTTTGTCATTGTCTCCTCCTCTGGTAGGTTTAGGACGGCCTCTATGAGTTGTATATCAGTTTGTTCAAGCATACTGCTGTGAGTGATGTGGCACAGGCCACAGTGAATGATTGTGAGTATGCCAAGGTTGACCAGAACGAGAGACACTTCCAGCAACCGAGTGCAGTGTGTAGCCAGTCTGGTAGTATCATGGTGTCTATGTAGTCCTGGATAGGCTCGAAGTGGGTGAACCACCAGGAGATTACTAAGGGAGTGAGGTATGTGATTATCATGGTGTAAATATAGTAATTATTTGAATACAACAAAGGGGAGCTGTTATACTCCCCTGTTTGGCTGCCGAGCCTCAGTTGTCAAACGTACTTAGCGTTGTACATATCTTAGTGCCACTTGAGAATAGTATTAAACAGTACTTACCTTGTATCTGTAGAATCTCTACTATCTCTTTCTTATTGTATTGAACTTTGTCCCCTACCTTATGTATCTTGCTCATGTGATGGTATTGTATTATCAAGTATCTCTTGAGGGGTGTAATACTGCCCTTCAATGTAGATCATTATTTGTACTAAGTAGTTCATATAAAAAGTTTAGTTTGTGATGTATGGTTGTTAATTCTCTGCATTGCCTTATCAAAGTACTCCTTATCTAATTCACAGGCTGTCAAGTCAAAGCCGTAATCATGGCATGCTATTGCTATTGAGCCACTGCCTAAGTGAGTATCTAGTATTTTGTACCCTTGTTGAGCATATTTGTCTAATATCCATTTGTAAAGTGCAACAGGTTTTTGGGTAGGGTGTATTCTATCTAATTGATTACTATTAATTTTTACAAGTTGTGAGTGAGATTTGAATGAAGTCCAAGCCATTTCAATTTGGCTCATAGTAGGTATGTAAGTCATTTTATCCCAAACTATAAAACATCTTGTAGGAGATAAGTCAAAATAATTACCACCCCAAATTACTTGATTTTTACTAACTCTAAAAAGTTGGTCAAAGTATTTTTTAGTTGGTATTGAGTTATCCCATGTTTTGTTTGACATACTACTTTCATATTTTGATAATGAATTTTTAGAAGTTCCCTCTTTAAAACCACTTCTATCTATTTCAGTAGCTATATTTATCCCATAAGGCGGGTCAACAATAGCCAAGTCAAAGTAGTTGTCTGGGTAACGTGCCATGAGCTCCATGTTATCTTCATTGGTGATAGTCATTTCATCAAGTAATTAAACACCTTATCATAAAACTTACCTCGTGCCTCACCACCTTGAAGGAATCGGTGCAGTGTTGCGTTCACTACTCCGATATCCTCTGCCATGTGTACAGCCCTGTTTCTGCTGTTTAGCTTGTCTTTAAGCTCACTTCTCATCCAGTCGGTCAGTGTTTGACCTACTTGGAGATAAACGGTCTTAGAACGTTTGCTTTCTGCCATATATTTTGACATAATCTATATTTTAGTTTTTTATTTCGAGATACTATAACTCTTAATTAAAAGGTAAGTCATCTGGCATAAGCATTGGTTCATTGACTGGAGATGTAGCTGCCTCACCTTGCACCTTCCATGCATCAAGGGTGTTGTACCACTTACCGTTGTACTCTCTACCTCTGACATTGAATGATACTATGACCTCTTGACCTTGACCATAAGGTGCTATGATATCCATCTTGTCATTGACTGTCTGGAAGATTACCTCTTGAGGATACTTGTCTGCTGTAGTGATCACAAACTCTCTTACTGAGAATTTATCTGATATCACTTTGACTGGGTTGATGAGCTTGATAGCTCCTTTCATTGTTAGTTCTGACATGAGTCTTGGTTTTGTTTGTTTAAAATTGCAGATGCTATCACATACCTTGTAGTAAGTTCCTCTGCATACTCTTTTGCCATTGCGGCTACTGTTCCATGTGGGTTGGCATACTCTTCTTGGAAGCCATTACCTACTGATGATAATAAGCCTTGCATGGCTGCTATCATTGCTTTAGCGAAAAATTCTTGTTCTGACATTTGTTATTTATTATTTAATTGATTAATATACTGTACATAATACTCTGAGCAGTGGATCAACCGTTCCTTAATCTGCTCCTCAAGTGCCTGGTCTCTCTCATATCTCACTACTGTGATACGCTTAGCTGGATCAATGTGGTCAACTCTATGGATAGATAGGTTATCCCACTCAGTCAGTAGCTCATCGGGTGTTGTGTACATGGTGTAGACTAACTCAAAGGATGGCTTATTATACAGCCACATATATGCTCTACCTTGCCACTCGTACCCACTTGCATTACCTTCTGATGGTGTAGCAGGGAAGGTCTCTAATGACCAGGATGACTTGATGTCAATGATACTGTCATCTGTTATGATGTCACAGCAGCCAGTCATGAACTCATTAGATACTCTCTCTTCGTTCTTAGTGTACAGAGCAAACCTAACTGAGTTCAGTAGGTCAATGCCTTCCTGCTCCCAGTCAGTACCCTTGATCATTGGCTTAGTCTTGATCTCTGTGGTGTAGCCATAGAAGTCCTGCTTAGCTATCTTGCGTATTTCTGACTTAGTAGTCTCAGATAGTACCTCTGACTTACTCCTTGAGTTGGTCATTAGGTTGCCTAATTGTGATGCTCTCCACTTCATAGTCTTGCCTCCTGTTCTTTAGTAAGTGAGAACTGCTCTCTCAACTTCTTAATTGAGTAAGTGCCTTTCTCCATAGCAGCAAGTGCATCTGTAAGTCGCTCATCAGAGATAGGTGGCTTGGTTGGTGTTGACTTACTTGCCGATGCACCATCATCATCCACTGCCTGTAGTGATAAAGTTGACTGCAAGGTGTACCGTCTATAGTAAGTTATGGCACTACCCTGCTGTTGTGGGTTAAGTCCAGCTGGTAACTCCATACAAGACTCAACCTTTGCACCTGAGTCAATGTCTATAATCTGAGTGCATACACTATTGCCTTGGATAGGTTGCAAAAGTAGTAAGCCATTCTCAAGTAAGATAGGCTCAACGGCCTCAATGATTGCATTCAAGTCAGCATAAGACTTCTTGAAGTGTGGGTTGTTAGCATTCTTAGTAACCTTACCGATTGCTAACTTAGCTCTGTGGAGCTTCTGGTGGAAGGACAGTGTTGCCTCTTCGTTTGCCTGTCTGATTTTTTCAGATGAGCTGATTAATTGCTTTTCCATAAATTGATTATTTTCGTCAAAGTTAATAAAGTTTTGCATATATACAAATAAAAGTTATTAACATTTGTATGTTAGTTCCTCTCCAGTCAGTGCAAAGTATAGATTTTCAAGTTGGTGAACGTATTCATTATTACCTATTCTTAGCACATGACCATCAACTTTGATTAGAAAAAAATTAAAGAATCCTAACTCAACACCAAAATCACCTTTCATAAATACTCTATCACTAACTTGTTTGAAACCTAATTTTAATAATACATTCTCATCAAGCTCAAGAGCCTGATAGAAGTCATCAATCTCATCATCTAATAAGTTTCTAAGGTCTTCTAAGTTGATGAGGTCACTCTTATAAGTGCCATCTCCCATCTCTATTTTGTAGGTGTTACCTAATCTAATCTCGTGTGAATCTAATGTCATAATTTAATCTATTTCATTATTTATACCCTTAACAGCACATTTGTACTTTTTTCTCAGATGCTTGAGCTTGACGTTGAACTTTGGCATTTTTAGTTTGATTCTCATAGTAGTTGTATTTCTTTTTTGACTTTGTTCCATATATGTACTTCACTATTATATCCTAATACTTTTATAATCTCATCCACAGCTATTAATGCAGCCTTTTTAGCTATCACAGTACATAGTATCTCTTCACCACATTCAGTATCACTGTTCATTAGCATTATCCTATAGGTATCTACTAACTCAATTGCCTTATCTTTTGCTGTCATAGTAGTTGTATTTCTTCAATTACGTCTGCAAAATATTTAATTTGATAAAAATTTTCACTTTCTTGCCTAATCAATTCACAGCATTTTATGGCAAATCTTTTTGATGTTTCTAAATTTGACTCATTTAAAGAATACCCATTAAAATCAAAATGAAATTCTACTAATTCTTTTGCTTTTTCTTTTGGTGTCATAGTTATTTTTTTTATTAATTTACATCCTATCATATCCCTTGAGTGAAGTTACTATACCACACCACAAACTCATCAAACGACCTCACAATGATATACACCCCTCCTGCTCTTTCTATAGCAGCTTGATACTGTTTCTGTACATCACTCTGCTTGTCCTTTTGCTTAATCTCAATCTTAACTGACCTCCCTCTGATAGTAGATGAGATGTCAGCGGTGCCTTTAGTACTTTGTCCTGGTGTCCACTTGCCAGGCAGCTGTTTATGGTAAGCAATCTCACCTGTGCCTACTTGTATCTTAGCACCTTCCCTGTACTGACCTTGTGAGCTGATACGTTCAGCTTGACCTCCTTTGTAGGTGATGTAAGCAATTACACACTTTGTCAGTGCGTTGGCTGAGTTATCAGACCACTTGGTAAAGGCCATGTACTTCTCATCCAGTGATGGATACTTAAGTCTCAAGTCATCCAGCTCCAGTGCCTTGAGTAGTTGTGCGTTTGTTTTGTTCATAGTTTAATGTCTACGTCTACCACCTTCAAATGGAAGAATTGTTAAATTAAATACTTCATAAATTATTTCAGATGATGTGTATCCTCCAAAATTAAACTCTAAATTTTCATCTTTCTGAAAGTATCTTAAATATAAAGTTGGAAGTCCTTTGTAAAAATCTAAAAATAAATAATCTGTATAGTTATATATACCATATTTAGCAAATACATCCAATACTTTTTTATTGTGTATTGTGCAGTTTCCATTTTCTACTTCATAACCTGAAAAATCAAAATGTAAATCTTCTTTTTCCAATCTGATAAAATCAATTACTTCATTTTTAGTCATTGTTTTTAATCTTGCCGTTGTCATTTTTTCACTCATTGTCTATTTTTTTAACCCATTTATAAATACATTCTCTTGATACATCTAATAGATCAGCCACACTGACCTTGTTTAGTTTTTTGTTAGCCTGGTACATCACCTTGAACTTGTCAAATTTACTCTTACCAGGATCGTTTTTTATTACATCCTTGAGCTCTCTTTTTTCTGCTGATTCTATCTTAACTTTTTTACTCATGTTGATAAAGTAGTGGGACAGTTTCTCAGCTCTCAACATAGAAGGCTCCATTAGAGTGCCATAAAAATACTCTCCTGGTTGATCGTATGCCCACAAAGAATTGATTAACATAGCGAACCTTGGGATGTAGCTCTTCTGTTTAGGTAGCATTGACTTCATATACTCATTCTCAGCATCACTGTTTTGCATCTCAGTTATCTGATTAAAGATTCGAGTCCATTGTTGCTTAGATGCCTTGGTCATAGATACCACTAATGGCTCAATGTCATCCTCCATGTTATACTTAACCCACTTCATTTTTACCTCTTCAAAAAACTTGACTATATAGGCATCATACCATACTGATGTTGATACATCCATCTCATTCTCATTATAAGATTCAACAAACAAGTCAGGAAATGATATCAACATCCTATCTGTAAATCCATTTTCTTTGTTCTCTTCTGTATTAAAGGCATCAAATATTGTCGGCTGTATACCTCCAAGCACTGGTATATGTGGCTTGTCAACAAATGAACTCTTAGCAGTCTTCCTGTTCATGCTCACAGCCTTACCACTCCAGCAGGAAAGCCAGAACTCAAGGTCAGAACCTGCTCTATACTTGTTCATATCCTTGAACCATCCTGCCAGCTCATCCTTGAACACCCCTACTGAGTTTTTATTCTCTTCATGTAGGTCAACCAATGCCTCAAGTGTAATATCATTCACTATAAATTGAGTCTTTTTAGGCTTCCTTACCTCTTCTGAAT